CTTCAGTGGTCCGAGTCCGGCCCCCCCGGTACCTGATGTAAGATCATCAGGACCGGTCACCCTCGCGGTGAGAGGACGTCCAATTCTTGTCTCATAATCTTCTTATTGATCTAGAAACAAGGTACAGACAGTCGTCACGCTTAGGCTTATCCCTAGCGGGCGCTATTCCGAACTCGGCTTAGCTTAGATGCTTATTAAAAATGTTTTCAGAGAGCTCCCAATAATGGGACTCTGATTATTGTTTTAAGAGAACATCAGGCTGGACGGGATCGTAATAGAACAGGCCGTGATCGGCTTGACACTGTCCTACTCGGTTTCCCGGCTGTATACTACCTCTTGCGGTGGGTACTACCCATTCCCCAAGCCACTCAAGGCACAAGCATACTGGCTACCTGATATATGCTACTATTTTGTCGTTGATCGGAAATGTCGAGAGAGCATCTCCCATCTACGGACTAACTTTAGACCATCTCCTAACCGAGTTTCGGTTGGGGTGTGATCCAAGTTTTCCATACATGGGATAGCTCCGATGAGTTGTTCGATTTCTCGAACACTCTCCCACAGCTCCGAAAGATGATCAGCTACACCATCTCCCAACTCTGTGACTCTAGCACGAAGGGCCTGCACGGCCTGAAGAGCCTCAACAAAGGGTTCCTTGTACACCAAATTATCTAGAAACCAAATCACATCGTTCGATATGCCTTTGATCCCCGGATGATAAGGATAACGACCAGGAGCCCCATCATGAGTTACATGATGACCCTGCTGTTCGAAATTCTCCGGATCGAAACCCGGGGCCAGTGTCAGTTCTAATTTGGCTAAGCGGTCAAGAAGCTCTTTCTTGAGCGTCCCAACCAAACTAGCCCTAGCTGACGCCAAAGCCTTCTCTGTCAATGTATACATCGAGTTCAAAGACTTCATTGCCAGCCACGACACTACGTTCCGACCAGTTTGGGGCATCACCTCCAAAGCATAAGCAACGATATAGTTTCTCATGCGAGTAGGTACACCCATCAATCGGCTCGAAAGACGGGACAGCGCTTTATAACCATAACCCAAGAACTTGCAATAAGATCCTAGACTAAGGTTGTACTTTCGACATAGCTCAAGGCCGGCGGAGAGATTTCTCCGAGCGACCAGGAGCTCTGCCAAAGGTACTGCCGAAACGTCATTCCCCTTAAAGAATGTTCGTTTCGCAAACTCTAGCGTTGTACCTGAGTGACTGACTAGTGACTTGTGACTACCAATACCGACCCCCAGGCCGGACATGATAGCACAGTACCGATCAGCCACCCTACCTCCCATAATAACTACGTCGTCTCCTAAGACTGCGTAGTCTTCGTACCATGACCATTTCCTAAGATCCTGAGTACATACCTGATACCAAGCCCACTGTATTATACAGTGATGTGTTAATGCTAGCATAGCCCAAGAGGAGAGGGCTCCCATTGGCTGGCCAGTTGAATACTTCACGGGTTTGAGTTCTACCGTTCCGTACTCGTCTTTCTGAGAAATGTAATATTCTCGTCCAACCAATATAGTCCCCCACGCTTGAGCTAATTTTGGCCCCAATACAGGGGTCAAAAGGGCGACCTGAATGCAAAGCGGAAGCCTATCCGTCGCTGCAGTCAGATCGAACGAAAACAGGGCCCAAGTCTTAGCCGGGAGCCTCTCAGCCAGTCGTTTCCACCCCATAAGGCGGTCGCCTGGAGATCGGTTTTCAGCTTTGAGCTGAGTCTGTCGTCGCAACAGCACATCCAGCGGTTTAATCTGGTTATGTGTCCCATCTTGTTTGATACACCCCAACAGTGAAAATATCGCCTCGTGGAGAGGGCGAAGGATCCACTGCGTGAATGGATCAACCATTGCAAAAACACGCACCTTTCCTGCCGCTTCCTTCTTGGTCCCGAGTTTTCCTAATATCTGGCGCCAAGCGAGATTCAGTAATTTGAATCGTAACCGCCCAGTAACCTTCCGACCGCCTTTCGTTCCCTTGCAAATAGGGGACTTAAGGAAGTCGTCACGCTGCTGAACAGTTATGTCAACAAGTTTACCATCTCTCGTTTTCACGGTCCGATTGGATCGTGGATCTAGCTTACCGCGAGACCACGTATCAATCGCATTCCGCAACCACACGTTGTTAGTCTCCGAAAGCCAAAACCTGAAAGCCTTTCCAAGTTCTGTTTTCCAGTAGACCTTCATCCATGTGCGAGCAGAAAGTAGGATCGATAGTGGCGACGTAGATGCAATCTTTGCATAAAACGCCGCATCGGATAACACTGGAGCACTCTTAGATAGAAGAGCGGGCGCTGCTTTCAACGCCCGGATCATATACCCAGGAGCCCCACGCGCATAGGAATCAAGAATCGCCAAGCCTTTCCGACCAAAGAGAATTGACAAACCTCCCCAAAACGTATGAACGAATTCCGTGAATCCTTTCACAACATCTGGTTTAGCTGTAGACTCGTCCGTAATCGTTGAGAGCTTGACCTTCCCCGGAATATCGAGTATTCGATATATCGAGAATAGAGAGAGCCAGAGACGAATCACTAACAACTCCCCACTCCTAATTCTTTTGCGGTGAAGAGAAGGAATCACGCGAGGTAAACCCCCCGCGCGAGTTCGACTGACCCGGGCCCCAAAGGGACCGGTATCAGAAAGGCGTTGGCCGCCGATCGACTGTTGAAGAATAGTATGACATGCCTTAAGGTAAATTACCACAAAGCGCATGCCCCCTTTCTTATACAGCCGATTGACGTACGCTAAGTATGTAATCAGGACCTTCACCAACGACAAGTTTCTCTTAATGCCCAATACTGTCGGAATCAAAAATAATACCTTCAGCATCGGGCGCCCAAGTTTTACCTTGAGCAAGCCATTCATCGTAGCACCTAGGCCAAGCAATCTCTCTCTGACAGGATTGGTGTCTTTATAAGATGTCCAAAATTGTTGAAGAGTGTTTGTCATGGTTAAATATAATAGGTGATACTCTGACTTCGGTTTCCCTTTCGGGGCCGCAGGCTGCCATAAGTGGCGCAGAGTTACCTGTAGGGCTTCTCTCTCTTGATGTCCCCCACCAGATGGTCCCCGGACCCAATTTCTTGAATCCTTTTCCCACCTCATGAGTTCTACCAGAGGCAGACCCTGCTACTACTAAGAAATCAGCATTTAAGCTTTTCCTTCATCTTATGACGGATGTCGGATAACCAACCCTGGGGCTTCCCCGGGTTGGCCGATCTTCGGTCTCGCTTCCAGGAGGAAGCAAAGTCAGAAACGATACCTACTCTTTCGAGCCTTAGCAGTAGCCTTCATAGGCGCTTTG